ATTCTTCGTTAAACTGTCTAATAGTTAATTGATCAATCCAATTTTCAGCAACGTCAGTTGGGACATCTTCCATTACTGCTGGAGCAAATGCTTCAAATGTTTCTTTATAGTATGCCGGGCGTTGTAATGACTCTAGTGTTTTCTTAACTGTGACAATACGTTCTTTAACTACATCTACATAATCTGCTAGGCTTTCTGCCATTACTGCTGAACGACCCATATAAGATTTAAACTTACGTAGTTTGTTCATTTCTTCTGACATACTTACAATATGCTTACCAAAATCATCATAAGCATTACCGCCTTCTGCAACGTGTCTAGCCATTGCTCTTGCACCAGTTATGTGCTTATATGGATATTTAAATCTTTCACCTTCTGCACTTTCAATATACAAAGAACCAACTTTCTTTGCTCTGCCACCGGCTGCTTCTTGATCAATACCTTCGGTGTGTTTAATCATTAAACGTGCTCCATCAAAGTCTTGATAACTTATTTTTGATGTGCCATACATTTTAGATTCTGTCATTGTTCCATCCCCGTCACGGTTTTTCGCTAAAAATTTGTAGTCTCTACTATTTAAATTCGATTTAGTAATATCTCTTGTGTCGAATGTTAGTGCTCTTTTTCTTGCAAACATTCTTAATTCTTTTAAAAAATCATACCAATTGTTTTTTGTTAACTCGGTTTCGTTAGATACCAAACTTTCGCCATATACAACTGCTACATTTTTATCATCTAGACTAATACTTATCTTTCCAACTGGTCGACCTTCATTCATAAAATCAAAATCAAAATAACGAGCTTGTTTTGGTTCGTTAGTTACATTCCCTTCGGCATCGCCAATAGTTACACTTGGAAAGCGACCTCTTATTTTATTGAACAATTCGTTTGCTATTAAGTCTAAATTCTGCATAAATGTATTTATCAATAGTTGCTGCTAATGAAGATAGGCATTGGAGCCTCGTAATCTTCAAACTCTTCGGTTTGATTAAAGGTATTATATACTCTGGGATCCCAGTCTTTTAATACTTCCATCATTCTTAGTGCAAGTAATGTGGCACTAATTAAATCATCGTGTGCTCCTGACTTTGCAGTATAACTAGACCCAGTTGCAATAAAACTCTTTAGTTCACCAATTAATGGCTTTGAACGAATAATCATTTTATCGTTTTCAACCATAGTTTTTAGTCTACTACACGCCGTAACCTTTGTACCGTGTGTAGTATTAAAGCCCTTGCGGAATTTACGAACGTGTCCTTTGCGGATAGGCTCACTGACGAACAAACCCGGAATGTTCTCTTCACCGAAGTCGTTTATAACGATAAGGGCAGCCTCACCTAGTCCATTGTTCTCCACACTCCAGTAAATTCCTTGCGGGTTTTTAGTTTCTGTTTCTATATATTTGCATATGTCAGCAAGTACTCTTATTTGTCCTGGTATAGCAGTTTGATTGTGTTGCCATTCTGCTACTTGTTCGTAACTAGGTAATTCATAAACTTGAATTGCAGCGTTGTCACCACCAGTGCCCATACTAGGATCAAGTGCAATGCAATATGTATACTGCGCAGTTGGTTTTTTATACCAACGTGTTTGACCCATATTTAATATAGGACTTGCTCCATCCATAGCTGCAAGTTTAATTGAATTAATTAATGTTTCATCAAATACTAAGAATTCACAACCATATTCACGTCTAAACTTTTCTTCGCCAATGCGTCCAATTTCTGCTGCTTTCCATTCGTCGTCTCTGTCAGGATGTTCGTTCCATTCTGCAACAAAACTATGGAAGCCATTTTCGCCAACATCACTTTCGTTGCCGTGTGCATCAAATTTGTTCTCTGCTTGTTTCCAAATCATAGCAAATGTGTCTTCGTCACTATTGGGCGTTGATGTAATAATAGCTCGTCCACCTGTTGCTAGTGTAGGTGATATTGATGTCCAAAACTCTTCTGCGATGTTAGGTTGCACAAATGCAAACTCGTCACAGTATAGTAATGATATACTCATACCACGTCCTGTGTTGCCTGTTGTTGTTTGTGCTACAATACGTGAACCATTTTCAAATTCAATTGATTGTTTGTTGTATGATGTAACTCCTGCTCTAATATGATCAGGGCAAGTTTCATACACATATCGTATACGTGACATAATTTCTTGTGCGCCTGTATACTTGTGTGCAGCAACAAGAATAGTTTGATCTGGGTTAAACATTGCATACCAAGCAAGGTATATACTAGCACACGTAGTTTTACCTGTTTGTCTAGGCATCATATTAATATTAAAACGATAGCTATGATAGCTGTCCATTAAACGTAATTGATACTCGTACGGATCAAATAAAAGTTTTCCTTTTACTGGATGTTGAATAAATGCAAAATGTTTTGCGAAGTGTAAATATCCAAGATCAGGATCCATACACTGTGCAATATCGTCAATTTGCGATTCAGTAAATGTTTCTTGTTTATTCGCCTTTTTAATTAAGACGCCGTCTAATGATGCTGCCATAATAGTATTTAACCAATCATATCGTCATAAAACCCAGTATCGAACCTTAAGTCAAACAACTTACGTCTATCTTGTTGTATTAATATAGGAACTGGAGAAGCATAATCACCGTGTGTAGGTTCACTCCATAACCATTCGTATTCTAAACTTACATCTAATTTTTTACAAAGTTTCTTTAGTCGTCTGCGATTATATCCTTTACAAATATATATAATAGCTTGGTTCTTACCTAGTTCTTCCGTTGTGCCGTCCCAGTATTTTACTTTTATTTCGCCCTTTTTCCAGGCTGCCCCACTCCAAGGACATACTGGTTTGATGTGTTGAAAATAATTAAACCAATCTACTGACATACGACTATTTAATCAAAAAAATAGCACCCGGAGGTGCTATTGAATTAATTGTTACGATAGTTATTAACTACAGCCGCAACTACCGCAAGCCATTAACTTTTGTTTTTTCTTACCGCATTCTGGGCATTTTTCCATATCGTGCTCAGTGCCTTCTTTTGGCTTTTTACCACGTCCGCGTCCAGCCATTAGCTTACCGCGACCACGTCCTTCTGAAGCCATCTTTTCTTGAATTTTTGCATACAATTCGTCTCTAATGCTTTGCTCTAGTGTATCTTCTTCATCTTCTACAGCCATTGCATTATCGCCGTCTTGTGCAGCAGGGTATGCTTTTTTAGTTCTATGTAGATCATCTCCTGAATTAATTACATCGTCGATTGACTTGTATTCTTCTTCTGGCTCGTTATCGTATTCTGCAACTGCTTCGTCGTCTGCTTCGACATCGTCCATACAACTACTTGCGCCAACGTGTTGCTTGCCGCAATCGTCACACGGTTCGTCTTGCATACCTGGCTTTAAATCATCCATATCTTTTGGTTCGTCTACAATATCACGTAGTCTTTCCATATCTCTGCGCATTGGCATCATTGCTGGGCCAACTGGCTCTGCATCTTTTAGCCCTGCATTTTTCATCATATCAATTAAGTCTGCAACATTATCTTTGCCGCTTGCATTCATTGATACATTCATTGTTACTGGATTACCTTTGTCTTCTTGTGGCTGTGGTGCCATTGGTGGTACCATTGGCATTCCACCTTCTAATTCAATGTTGTCCATTGATTCTAGTAGTTTTTTCATATTCATTTTAGTTTGCCTCCGGTGCCGCTGCACTTGGATCGTGCTCACGTTCTTTACGAGCCACTTCTAGCTCTTTCAAAAGATCCATAACACGGTTACCGCCTACACTTTCTTGTGCGCTATCGCCGCCCATATCTTCTGTTGTTAATTTTGTTTCATAAGTAGTATCTTCTGGCATCTCTTGATATTTTTCTTGCATATCGCCAGGCTTACGTACAATAATATATGCTTGATCAACATTACAGCAATCACCAATGTATTCTTGCAATACATCTGAAGTTGTTGCGTAATTAAGAGTAACATCAAAATATGTTACTTCAGTGTTTTCTAATTGCGGAAAGTCTAAAGGTCTTTCCTGAACTGGGGTTCTTTTGCCCTTGCTCATTTCTACAACACTATATTTTTCTAAACAACTCTTAATACTTTCTTCACAGTTGTCTGGCAGTGATCCTGCAATACCAACTTTAAATTCGTATGTCTTTTTAGACTCGTTTAATAATTCTTGAAACCTTGTCATCATTTTACATATTCCCGTTATATGTTATTTATCCTTATCGAGGCCTTTAAGCCTCTCTAGTAGGCTGTTGCGATCTGTTACAACATAGCCTTCACCGGAAATCATTCCGTCTTCACTAGGCCCACTATCTTGATCCATTTTTTGTTTTTTAAGTTGCAGCTCTATCATCTTTAGTTTCTTATCTAACTTTGCAGTTTTAGCATCTAAACTTGTTTTGAGCAACCCACCGGCAACTTCAAAAACTCTACCACTATAACGTGATTCAACATTCATTCCTAAATCCATTAGATCTTCATAAGCAGTTAATGCACGTTGTGCAATATCTTCTAGTTCACTGTCTGCTTTATCGCCCAAACCTTTGACAGCAGGTAATGCACTAGCAATTTTATCAAACTCTGCTATATCACGAAAACTTTCTTGGTGAGCAATTTCGTGTTTGGCTTGCTCTTTTTCTTGTTGTTCAGCTTGTTTAATGATTTCTTTGGAATCATCCATATTAAGCAAATCTTCTAGTTTTTTAGTCATTTTAACTTTCCATTAACTGCTACTATTATTTAGCGTCTTTTGCCATTATGAAATATATCTTGTTCTGTTACAATTCTAAAAAAGATACCTTTTTGTTTACAATAGGCTCTTGCTGCTTCCCATTTAGCTTGATTAACTATCCAAGCTGCTTGATTATGCCTACTACGACCTAATTTTTCTTTTATTGTTTGATTTTCAGGTTTGACTTCAATAAGCTCAACACGTTGCTTACCATTTTTATCAGCATAAGCAATAAAGAAGTCTGGTACATATACTGTGTGCTTACCTGTTAACGGATTTCTATAAGGAATTTTAATTGCTTCACTTGCCCATTTTGCAACACTTGGGTGTTCGTCACAGAATCTCATAAATGTAAACTCCCAACTACTGCGATAAGTTGGAGTTTTTGTCCCTACAAATTTGTCAGGGTTTTTAAGAGAATATTTTCCTTGTGCGAATCTTCCCATATCATCCTAGTATAAAATATTCCTCTGTTCTAGTTTTTCGTATTTTGATTCTACTTTAAACCCTAGAGTACTAATTTTCTCCCTGTCATAATTTAATACGTTTGCAACAATGTCACTTAATTGAACATTAGTTAATCCTTTGAGTGTATCAATTAGCTCAAAAACATTTATATTATCAATCTTTGCCTGTTGCAATAGTGCAGTTGATACAGAAATAGCACTTGATTTTTCAAAACCTCTATTTTCAAAATATCCAATTACTGCGTCAACTTCTGAAGCAGGATATTCTATTCTATCAGTAAGGTACTTGTTAAAAAATTGTTTTACTTCAGCACCGCTGTCGGTTGATTCTTGAGTTGGTAAATTAGATGACATTATGTATTTCCTAAAGGATTTTTCTGTGCAGGAACAGTACTAGTATTCCCTTGTCCAGTTTCATTAAAGTTATTTACTATTTGATTTGCAAGTTGTACTATTTTTTGATTGCCGTTTTCAATGCCACTGTCAACTTGAGTTAATAATGAATTTTTTTCTGTAGTGTTAAGTGTGTCCCAAGTTGTTAAGTCCGCAGTTGTTTCAGTTGTTGTACTAATAGCGCCAATGGCCAATGATTTTTTAGCTAATGTTTCTTTTAACTGAGGATTATCGTTTAACGTTTGTACTACTTCAGCCGGCGGATATAACTTATTTTGTTTTTGAGTAGTAATTGCTATTGCTTCAGTAGTTTGCGTTCCAGTACCTCCGCTCTTAGGAAAACTAGTATTTGCAAGACCACTTACGTTCGTTCCTGTTGCTGTTCTAATAGTTTGTCCTGCAACTTGAAAGGCTTCATTACGTATACCTTCTTTAGTAAGATCTTTTGCATTTTTAACTGTGCGAGCTGCTGTAAGTAATGTACCTAAGTCTGCTTTTCCTCCTGCAATGTCACCTAAGACACTAGTTCCACCTGCCAATATGCCAGCACTTCCAAATAAACTTGACGAGCTACCTGCTGCAATAGGACTAGGTGTATTATCGTAATGTACTGTTCCAAATCCTTTAGGTGAATTACCTTCGTCAATAGGACCGTCTGCATAAAATACACTTTCGTATGCAACAGACATAGAATTTTGTACAGGATCAGCTCCAACAGAATTTTCTAACGTATCGTGCTGCCAACTTTCGATTATTGGATTAACTAATGTTAATGTTAGATACTGATGTCTTGCCATCTGACTTATTTGAATACTTGTAAAAAACGGCTCGTATTGATTATTATCTAAACCAAAACGATCACCGTTTCTTGGAGAACCCATATATGTATTAAATCTATCATAAGGTCTTGCTGACTGGTTAGGTGCTCCTGCACCGTCTCTACTTCCGTATGTACCATCTGCAAAATAATAGTTATAGTATGCAGTCCATAATTGAGTAACGATACTATTGTTGTCATCGTGGAATACAATATTTACAGGAGCATAATCAATACGTGTTTGTAAATTCTTTTTACGATTGTATTTGTTCTTAGTTTCAGTTTGTATATCAAACTTTGGCATAGTAACACTTTTAACTAACATATTAACTTCGTTACTATGACGCTGAACCCATCCAGGTAATACTTTGTTTACTACATTTTCATTTAAGTTAAGTGTTACGTGATATAGAAATTTTTGTTTAGGAGCAAGGCGAAAATTATCGTCAGTATACAATCTTGCCGCGTGTGTATAATCGGCCATATCCCCTTTGGGGCTAAGAGCGCCGTTAACTAAATTATCTAAGAATCCATTGAATATGTTTGCCATACTAATATTTATCCAATGTTATTAAGTGCGTATAAAATGAAAAAGGGGCAATTAAGCCCCTAATTCTGTTAGACTAATTAACTAGCTAAACTATTAACTTACGCCGGTAGTTGATGCAATAGCTGCAACACTTCTACCAATCGCTGTACCTACTCCGCCGCCTGATGCGCCTTGAGTTTGTATAGCATTGTCATATTTAATAGTAAGTGCAACTGTTACTGGTTCGTTAGCACTGTATGCTAATGAATTGTAGTTTGCACTTTCTAAATAACAACCGTATAATTCAAAAGTGTCTAGTGTTTCGGGTGCGTAGTTACCGTTACCACCGTCTAGAATTTCAATTCTAGTTACAAACTTATAGTCAATGCCTGATGCTGCACTAGACTGTTCCATAAAGTCGAACTGTCTTTGTAGTTGTTCACCAACTAGTTTTTGTACTGCACCTGTTGCATCGTCTCTTAAAGTTAATGTAATAGCTTCCCAGGTGTGTTTACCTGCAAGATAAACTCTTGAGTTATATACGTCAACAGTCATTGTCTCGAAGCTTACGTTAGGTCTAGTAACATCCTGTACCTGTTTAGTTAGTTCAGTAACTTCGCCTGTGCTAACACCAAAGTTCTCCAAACTCACTCTAAAGCGATATTGAAGTTTTGGCATAAGCAACCCTTGTGTAGAGTTGCTTGCGTCCGAAGCTAATGGAACTGTGATTTTTGATAATGATGAAATAGCCATTTACTTTGCTCCTAATTTGTTATATATATTTATCATTTTTACAAGCCTGCTATCTCACCAGTATTTTTAAGTCTGAGTGGAATGTAAACAAACTCAACAGCCTTAACTGGTTCTATGGCAATATCTAAGTATAGCTCGTTTCGATCAATACGTGCTGGAGTATTGTTGCTATTGTCACATACAACTAAGAAGTCGTATAATGCTCTAGCACCAACTAACTCTAAACACAAGCTCTCTGCTGCCTGTTTGATCTGATCACGTGTGATCTTATCATTAGGTTCAAAGATGTAAGGTTTAGCTAACTTGTTCAATTGTGAACGTAAGTAGATAACCAAACGTGCTACATTGATCCTATCTAATGAACTTGCTGCTCTTGCACGAGTCTTTTGACCGTAGTTAACAAGACCTGCTCCATTGATAAATGTAATTGGGTTAACGTTTACACTGTAAAGTGTATCACGCTGTCCTTCGTTTAATGCAACTGAAGTAAATTCGCCTTCTGCATTAACAAAACCTGTTGCTGAAGCATTAGTAATGCCGCCTCTTCTTGTGCCTGCTGGTGCAAACCAAGGATAGCTAACTTGGTCACTTAATGCAATAGTACGTAGCATCATATGACTTGGTGGAACAACTACGTTGTTACCAGCATTATCGCTTGTAAAGCCCCAAGGGTAAAAAATACCTAAGTATTCGTCTCTACTAACAAGTCCGTCGTCATTGTCTTCAACTGCTAATTTAGTGTTTTGACCCCATTCGTTAAGTGTTGTAGCATCTGACGATAATCTAGCTGGAACATCACCTAATATAAATGCACTTAAACCTCTATCAAAGTTTAAGCTAATCATTTCACCAATTAGTTCTGGATAACCTGGAGTAGCCATTACATTAAAGATTCTTGATTCGTCATCTCTAATTTCTTGGTTACTATTCATACCAGCTTGTAATCCTTGTACAACAACTTTACGCTGTGCGTGGCGACCAAATGATCCGCTACCGTCTTCTTGGTTAGCTGATTCAGTAACCCAACGATGTGGATGATAACCACTCATTGCTTCGTCGTTGTTAAATCTACCGTTGTCAGCAGTAATGTCAATAGCATTACGTACAAATTTCTTAACGTTAAATCCGCTTCTACGTAAATTCCATAACAACATACCTTGTGGATATAGTGCTGGATCTGGAGCATCTGGATCTAAGTAATCACTTAGTAGTAAGTCTGAAATTGCGCCTTCTGTGCTTAACGCTCCTGCTGTTGACCAACGTGCATCTGCAAATAGTACACCATCTTCAGTAGTTTGGTCTGACTTATCAATCAAATCCCATACTGTAGTTGATGCATTATAACGATAAATTGTTGGATAGTTTTCTAAGTCTGCTGTACTAATCCAAAGATCGTTACCAGATGGTGCTGTAGGCTCTGTAGCTGCTGTAGTAATTTTTGCTCCAGCGTGTACGTTTTGATAACCCTTCCAAGTAGTGCCATCGTGTACCATCATATCAACTTCGTCAACTACTGAACTATACCATAATGTACCGTCTGCTGTTGTTGATGTTGGTGCTGTAGCCGAAGCAGTAAATGTTGAAAGTACTGTCCAGTTACTAATTACTGTTGCTGTAATGCCAATATCTGCAAGTCCGCCATCAGTATCAGTAATCTTAATATCACCACCTTTTGAGTGTGAAATAATAACTCTGTTAGTTGCATCAATCGAAGCAACAACATTTGTAAATCCTGCACTGTTAATTGCATCTGCAATTAGTTCCGCATCAGTAGTTGCGCCTGTTGCTACAACACTCATTGTTTTTGATGTGTATGTTGATACGCCTGCTTTTGTTTCTGCAAGTGTAAATCCATACGTGCCAGCACTAAGTGAATTTGCTGTTACTGCTGTTGAAGTAACACTAGAAGCACCTGCTGTTGATCTACGGAATACTTTAAATTCTGCTAGTTCATCTGCTGCTTCAGTCCAGTTAGACTGTACATAAAGATCGCCTACTGCAAGATTAATCCCGCCGCCTGCTTTATCAAGTGCTAGTAATGCTTTTGCATTATCGTCATAGATTGGTGCAGGAACTAAATCCCACAATGCTGTATCTTCGTTCCAAACTTTAATTCTCCAACGTGCTCCACTGTTTGGTTCTGTTGTCTTAATCCAAACACTGCCTGTTGGACGTGGTTGAGCTGATGCTGTTTTCCACTGTGGAACTGATGTATGCGGATCAATTACTAATTCTGGAATATAGTATGTGCCTGCAGTAATACCAACCTCAGCTAGTAGTCCTGTTCCTTCTGCAATTATAATATTATCTGCATTACTACCATCGTTAAAGATAGCAAGTTGTCCGTCAATGTTTGCTGCTGTAACGCCTGCGTTTGATAAGTTTGAAACATTGTTGAATGCTGTAACAACTGCATCAACGTCTGTGCCGCTTACTGCAACACTTTCGCCATCAACAGTAAATGTGTTTGCATTAGTAATTGTTGTTATTGCTCCACCTGTTACACTTGGTACTGAACCTGTCCAAGCAGTTGTTCCTACTTTAGCCCAGTTACCTAAATAGTTTTTGTAGTATACAGTGTATGCTGTAGTTTGTCCTGCAACAATAGCATAGTCGCCAATTGCGCCAACTGATCCTTTTGGAACGCCGCCGGATAGTTTCGCTGCATCAGTAATTACAGTTGGTGCTTTAACTCCGAATGCTTGTCCGCCAGTTGATGTTACGGCTGCGCCGTTCCATTCAAAAATACCAAATGCTGTTGATGCAGTATCTACCCAATATGCGCCATCTGCTGGAGCACCTGCTGGAGCATCTGCCGATGCTTGTAATTGTCCTAGGTCTACGTCTGCACGTACAACCCAAGCTCTGTTTGAAACGCCAAGTAATGAGTAAGCTGCTTGCAATCCATATTCATTTAGCTCTCCTGCGTGAATAGCATTGTTACTTGCGTCAGTGTAAAAAATTGGATCTCCAAAAGTTTCTGTAAGGTCGCGCTGCGAAGTAAGCAAATAAGGTATACCTGCTTTAGCCTTTGTAGTACCTGGAGCAATACCTGTGCCAGCGCCATTAGTTTTATTTTCGGCGGAAGCAACAAATATCAGTGGAACTGTACCTGGTTCAGCGGGTGTGTAAAAACTTTCGTCTACTACGCTAACCTGTACGCCTGGTGATGTTAGTGCCATATTATTTCTCCTATTAATAGTTTAAGCATTCGTTACTATTATTTAGCCTATATAAAATAAAACACCGTAATAAACACCCATAAAAAGGGACCAAAAAGGTGAGCTAAATACAATATGAGACCATTATGCCAATGCGGACATCGTCCAGCCGCTATAAATTACAAAAAAGGTAAAAAAGTTTACTACAGAAGCCTATGCGAAAGATGTTTACGCAATGGATTAGGTCACGGTATTCCTAAATGGAAGCAGAGAGGTTATGAGAAAAAAGCCAGTTGTGAAAAATGTGGATTCAAATCAAAACATCCTGAACAATTTAATGTTTTTCATATAGACGGTGATTTAAATAATTGTCGTCCTAATAACTTAAAAACTATTTGTGCTAACTGTCAACGAACACTTCAGAAAGAAGGTAGCCGCTGGAAGCAGGGAGACTTAGTCCCTGATTTTTAAAAATAGTTTCTATTAGTATATGTACATTTTTCTTTAGTCTTTGTAAATCACCATTATTGTCAATTGTGTAATCACACATCCATTGCTCAATACTCATTGAACTAGGATCTTCTAATGGTAAATGATCTGCTCTATCTACCCAAATAGCATAGTCAAATATTTCTTCATTTTGCATTGCAAAGAATTCACGTTTATTACGTAGTCCACAGTATATGTCGTGTTCTGCAAATAAGTTACGTCCTAGTTTTGCTAAATCATCTTTACAATAGTCGTGTATCATATTATACCATTCTGTGCGATGATTGTGTCTATCAGCATAACACTCTTCTTCGTCAGCATATCCGTACTGATCTTTTAAGTCGTTAAAAATAAACAACTCTGAACAAAATTTACTTGATGACTGAAATGTATATCCGTATGCTTCTAACATCTCACATACAGTATCTTTGCCGTGACGGCCGTGTCCAACAACTAATAGTTTAGGTAGCACAAATAACTCCTTATTGAATATACTTTAAAGTATATACTACATAAGCTATTGTGTCAACCGCTAATCGTAGTGTCCGCCCAATATCGCAACTTTTTGGATTTCTTCGTTAAAGATTTCTGCTTCTCGTTCTTTATATGCTGCTTCAAAGCCTGTAGAACCGTATTCTGCTCTTTCGTTATTACCCCAAAGTCTTTTAAAATATGAATCGTAAGTTTTTTCAACTGCTTCATCGCTCCAGGATCTATCAATAAGTTTACCTTTGATTAACCAGTTAAGTCGGTTGGCTTCTTTACGTACAAATGGACTGCACATTATGGGACCTCCTTGTTATATTATATT